TAGAAAACTTTCCAACCTTAAATCCTTCTGCAAAAACCCAATCACTTGAATATTCTGTTGATATCTTTAAAAATCAAGTGTTACAACGAGCTGTGGTGTCTACCGTGCAGCAACAAAGGGAGCTTGTGAAAGAAGATCCTAAACAAGCATTAGCTAATATAATGAGTGGTCTTTCGGATGTAACCCTAGTTTATGATGAGGATATACAAACTTATGATGATGGTGAAATGGGTAGACTAGCCGAGTGGAAAGAGAGAACCCGTAGACGAAAAATGGGAGATGGTCTAATGGGTATTCCCACGAGCTTTAATTTTATTAATCAAGGTGGGATTGGGTGGATGCCCGGAGAATTGATTGCTGCATTTGCTCGCCCTACTGTAGGTAAAACTTGGTTATGCGTACATTCAGCGGCTACAGCAGTTCATAATGGCTTTAAGACCCTACTAATCTCTACTGAAATGCCAAACACCCAAATTGCCATGAGATTAGATGTAACTTTGGCTAAGATGAAAGGGTATAATTTTTCCCACAGGGCTTTAAGGCATGGGGAAGAGATTGATGTAGAGGCGTATATTAAATTTCTAAAGGAAGCAAATACTCAATCATTACTAATTTGTGATGGTGTATCAGGAAAAACTGGAATTTCTTTAGAATCAATTGCCGGTTTGGTAAGAAAACACAATCCAAAGTTTGTTGTTATTGATGGGGTATATTTACTTACAACAAGAGATACAGATAAAGCGGCATGGGAGCAATCTCATGGAATATTTTATGGCTTAAAGAATTTAGCCATATCAACAAACACCCCCATTATGGTATCCACGCAAGCAAACAGAGATGCTGGAAACGTTTATGTCCCACCTTCGGCGGCTCAAGTAGCCTTTGGTGATGCTTTAATTCGTTCTTCAGACGTAGCGGTTGCTTTAGCTAAGGTCGAGAATCATGACGATAAGAGACTTATACAGTTTCAGAAATATCGAGATGGAGAGTTAGCTATAGATCAGATTGTAATGCAGTGGAGTGTAAATAATGGGACAATAGAAGAAATCTCAGACTTTGACTGGGATAATGATGAATTTTAATAGGAGGTTCAAAATGGGAATTTTTTCATGGATCGGTGGTAACAATGAGGACGATATCATTGTAACAACTGGTCGAAGTAAAGGAAAAGGAAAACCTGTAACAAATATTACTGTTGGAGACATACGAAGGCGTAGAGCAGTAGATAAAAATGGGTTTGAAAACAAAGTTGTTATTTTTCTTACAAAAACTAAAAGAAGCAACTAATGGTAGATTGGTATTCAGCTTTATTAAAATATGGTATAGATGTAGAACACCAAGACGAAATACTCTTAAACTGTCCGTTTCATGATGACAGAAGAAAATCGTGTGCAATCAACATAGATAAGGGGGTTTGGATTTGTTTTGCTGGATGTGGTCAAGGAGGCTTGAAAGCATTTATACAAAAATATTCAGGTAAACCTTGGTCTGTAATCAATGCAGAGTTTGAAGTTGAAGAATTAGATCTAGACTTATCTTTTTTAGATGAATATCAATCAGAAGAGCAAGAATCAATTTACGTAGAGCCTGAAGATCAAATAGATGTTCCGGATAGTCATTGGATATACGATAGGGGTTTTACATTCAGTCTTGTAAAAAGCTGGGGGTGTAAAATAAATAAATTTGCCGATTTTATGATTCCGGTAAAAAACAAAGAAAAACAGATTTTAGGGTGGATTTATAGAAGACAGCAGGCCGTTCCAAAATATATGTTCTCTAAAGGTTTTTCAAAATCCCAAACGTTATTTGGCATGGATCATATTACAGATACCACGCAACTATTTTTAGTTGAGGGGGCTTTAGACTGTATGTGGTTGCATCAGCATGGATATTCTAGTGTTGCTATATTAGGAGCTTCTGTTTCTAAAAAGCAGTTGGGTTTACTAAGTTCATTAAATCCATCAGAAGTAGTATTATCTTTGGATAATGATACAGCAGGGCAAAAAGGAATTTCTAAGGCTACACTTGACATGAAGGATAGATTTTTGTTATCATACTTAAAGTTACCAAAAAAATATAAAGACGTTCAAGAGATAAGAGATAAAGAAACGTTAAGCAAGGTAATACAAAACATAACACTATTTTAAAATAGGAGAAAATAATGAGTGGAATTGCAAGAATTCAAAAAAGAATAGATGAATCTAGGAAACCTACAACTTCTGGTAATGCTCCGGGTCGTGAGTTATGGTTCAGAGATGGGGATCAAGTCTTCATTTCTTCTATAGCTACTGGTGCTGAAGATGATAAATTTCTAGATGAGCTTTATTTGTACACATTAAGAATAGGCAACAGATTTACGAACGTTCTAAAGGACGACAGAGTAGATACAAGTGCCATTCCAGATGAGAATAGACCATCACATAAGTTTGCTATATGGGTGTATGCACACAACGTAATCCATACAGAGAAACGAAATGATGATTGGGTGGAAGTTGAAGGACCGGCTGGTAAGAAAATGTATAGAGAAGATATAAACGATTTTCGTATTATATCGTTGAGCTTTGGACGAAGCGACTATATATGGAATCAGTTGGTAGATGTGTACAGTGACTGGGGTGCGTTGAATAAAGGTGTCATTAGAATAAAGAGAACAGGACAAGGTATGTATGACACATCATATTCAATAACAGCAACACCAAAGGGAGATAAAGTCCCAGAGGAAAAAATAGCTGAAATTGATGGATTACCCTTAATCAAAGAATATTTCTTTGAGAGATATGGTACATTTAATGTGCCTGAAGGGGGTTTAACTAATGATGAGTCAAAAGACGACGAATTATTCTAAGAAGGGCATAGCTTACTATGTCAATAGTCACTAATGAAACGTTCCAGCGTGACATTGATGCACTAAGGTCGGTGATAGAGGTAGAACCGATCTTAGTCATTGATGTAGAAACAAATGGGCTGGAACCATATAAAAACAATCAAATCTGTGGAATAGGGGTTGGTCAGACCGATTACTTAGGACTTACCCAATATTATCCATTTCGACACCATCAAGGAGAAAATCTTTCATCAGATAAATTAACTCTTCTTATTGATCTACTTAATAAATCTGTTAAATCTTATGTAGGTTACAATTTAAAATTTGACTTACATTTCTTAGATCGGGAGGGGTTGGATGTTTTAAGTAAAGAACTTATAGATGTTATTGTTATGGTACGTCTAATGGAACATTCCGATACAAAAGATTTAGCACTTACCCCAACCGGGAAACGTAATTATGGAGAGGGTGCCATACAGTATGACATAGATACCAAAAAAGTTTTACGCTCAAATAAATGGAACAAAGATTTTTCCATGGCTCCCCCCACTGTTTTGGGAGAATATTGTAAGAAAGATGTTATACTGACCGCTAGACTATACTTAGACTATTTAAAAAAGATAATAAAAACCAAGCAGGGTCGGGTTTTTGAATTAGAACGTCAGCTAACTAAGGTTTTATATAAAATGGAGAAACAAGGTATATCTATTGATACTGACTATGCACAACAAATTGAAAAACTAATTACTAATAGACTATCTGAAGTCGAACAAGAAATATATAAATTATCAGGCAAGGAATTTAATGTGTCCAGCCCCGCCCAAATAGGGGAAGTTTTCTCTGGAATTGGAATTGAGTCCCCAGTAAAAACTCCGAAAGGGCAAGATTCATGGAGTGAGGCTGCCTTAGTGAACATAAACCACAGATTAGCGGGTCTTATAAGACAATATAGAACCCTAGAGAAGCTCTTATCTACATATATAGAGCCTTACATGGGCACAGAGGTGATGCACACCTCTTTTTGTAATTGGGGCACCTCCACAGGGAGATTATCAAGCCGAAGTCCCAATTTACAGAACATACCTAGGAATCATTTTAATTTAAAGGAGAGATCTTTATCTGAAGACGAGAAAAATGAAATAAGGAGTAAAATATCTGCTACCGTTAGTACTAAAGGGATGTCTCTGAATCAAGATTTATCGGACGACGTTTTAAAAACGTGGTCATTTGTGGGGGATGAATCATATGATAGTACAAATATAAATCAGGTATCCATTAGAAGATTGTTTATTCCTCGAAAGAACTATTCATTAGTTGGGTTTGATTATAGCCAAATGGAAGTTCGTGTTTTTATGTCATATTTTAGGAATAAAACCATAGATGAAATCCTAAATAAAGGTGATGTGGATTTTCATAGTGAAGCAGCAAAACTAGCTTTTGGTGTTGATGAGTCATCTGAGAGATTTAAAGAGTATCGACAGGCAGCCAAAGCAATAACCTTTGGAACTATATATGGAATTGGTAATAATAAATTATCTCAACAACTTAATACAACCCCAAAAGAAGCAGGAAAATATAAGAAACAATATTTTGAGGGGATGAAAGGATCCAAGGATTTCTTTGATGAGGTTGTGAGAACGGTGGCTATAAGAGGCTGGATAAAAAATAGATATGGGAGAAAATATAGAATAAATCCTGATTTCGCTTATAAGGGGGTAAATTACTTAGTTCAAGGAACCAGTGCAGATCTACTTAGTGAACGTATGTTAAAAGTTGATAATTACCTTGAAGATAAAAAGAGTAATATTCTATTGCAAGTTCATGATGAAATTATCTGTGAAGTTCATGATTCAGAATTAAACGAAATACCTCCTAACATTCAAAACTTATTACAAGAAAACTCTCTAGGAATTCCACTTGAAGTTGACGTTGAAGTGTGTAATCCGTCGTGGGCTACTAAAGTACCTTTTGAACTCAGTATTGAAGAAGATAAAATAGATTGGACAATAGATTGGTCTTAGAGATAAGTAAAAAAGAAATAATTAATAACTAAGGTAGGAGGATACCATAATGGGAAAATATAACGAAGACAAAATAATAAAAGAAATCACTGAGTATGTGGAACATACATATGCTGAACATTACAGTGAAGGTGATAGACAAACATTAGACTTCATAGATGCCTGTGGTGATGCTACAGCATTCTGTAGAAGCAACATCCTTAAGTACGCTTCAAGATATGATAAAAAAGGAACACCTCGTAAAGATATTCTAAAGATTATTCATTATGCAATGTTATTGTTGCATTTTAGCGATAAGCTTGACAAAAAATAATTTCTTAGTATATAATAAAAACATAGCAATGCTAGACCAGTGGTGATAACCATCACATGGACAAATAAATTCTAGCGTTTAAGGAGGAAACTTATGGCTATTAAAAAATACCCGCTCCGGGTTAAGGAGATCAAAAGAATAAAACCGTCTAATAGCGAGCCGGAAGTTATTCACATCGCATATGTACCCTTTTCTGGGTTACCACAAGGATTGCCCGGTAAATTAAATGTGCGAACAATTGATGACTTGGGATTTAGTCCAACTAAAACAGCCGTCTATAAAACAGTAGAGAGAACTGTTCAGGGAAAAGAAGGAAGAAAAGGAAAGTTTCATTTAAAAAATAATGGGATTAGTTTAGCAGTATCATCAGTGGTTAAGATAACAAACGATTTATATGATCTTTTTATTGATGAAGATAATGAAGGAATTGTAAATGGTGGACATACTTACGAACTAATTACCCGAAATGTTGATGCAGGCACTGCTAT